TATTGGTGCTCTATTTTTAAATAAACGATCAGTTCCACGATATTTCTTTACGCCGTTGCAACTTCTTGGATATGCGATATTCTCTGGCGGCAATTCCATAAACTCCTCACGGAAATCTTGTATAAAGGTATTCAGTTCTTTTTCATTGCCGGACATAATGATTTTCAGTCCCTCTTTAAGTTTTTTTCTGCAAGGAGCTGGAGTAGAAGATTTAACTGCTTCAATACCCATAATCTTCAATCTTGGTTCAGAATATCGAACTCCTTCCATATCATGAACATTTAAAATATAGCGTTTCTTTGCGATCCATACGCCCTTGTCAGCAATAACCTCTCGGCCCATTGTCATTTTTTGATCGTAGGCGTTGACAGTCTTAGCAAGAGCCTGATAACTCTTATCAATAAAAGGTTCCAACTTCTCCTTTGCAATCGTATCCAAGAAATCGATGATTTTTGAAGTTTCTGCTCCATCTTTAAACACCTTATTAACCAACTTGTCAAAAGTGATATAAACTGAATCGGTGTCAGATGCAATAACAAAATCTTCATCTTTCGTGCCCAAGAGTTTGTTAAGATAAATGTTAAGAGCCTTTTCAATCCATCGTATAGATAACTGACCAGATGTTGTAATTGCTGTAGCAACCAACAAATCGAAATAGCGAAACCAATTATTCCCAATAGCGCCATACGCGGAATTAAGAGAAATCTTCTTTGCCATTTGGATGTTGTTATATTTTGAAATATCCTTGAGTAGTGATTTCTCCCCAGTGTTTTCGTACTCCTGTTGAGCATCGAGCATAAGTCTTTTATATTTGACACGATCATTATAAACCTTTTCCATTAATTCTGGTAGAAATCCCTTTTTATCTTTTCTAAAGAAAGCACCATTGGGTGTCATGCAATACTCAGTGTCATTCTTAACCGTACCTTTTAGTATATTATCAACCATCCCCGCAATAGGCTTACTATCGCCGTTAACCAATGTCTCAGGAGAAATGTTGTATTGCATAATAAGATGAGGATACAAAGAATTTAAATCGAAACTCATAACCCACTTATGCATTCCAATCTGCGGCTCTTTCACATAAGCGCCTTCAAACTTTTCTGTTTTTGTATTTTTTGATTTTTGTGGAATGACAATATTCTTGCTACGAAGGTGGTTATAAATCATAATATCCCAATACCTAACCGTGCCAAGAACATCTGTAAAGTTAACTTTACCATCATATGCCATCGTCAGACATAATTGGATAAGTTTCATCTTATCTTCTAACTTATCAACCAACTCAACATCAGTTATATTATATTCAATGAATGACTGGAAATCCTTGGTATACCATTCACGAAAAGTATCAAAAGGATTTCCATCCTTCCTTTCCTCTAATTCCACCCAAGCAATATAATCCAACCTATAGGATTCCTGATTAGTATATGTAAACTTGCGATATAAATCATAATAATCAAGTGTTGCAATGCCATCAAGCGTATATACCTGATGATTGCGGCCCATCTGATATATTTCACGATCATACACATTCTTCCAAGGCGATAGCCGCTTGACCTCTTTTTTATCAAATACCTTATTAATGCGATTACAAAGATAAGGAATATCAAATAACTCTATATTCCAACCAGTAATAATGTCAGGCGTATGCCTTTCCCAGAAGGCGAGAAATTCCTTAATTAGATGTTTTTCACTTTCACACTCAATATAAGTTACATCATCACGATCATTATTAAACTTACCTCGGGCCCACACTACAATGCGTTTGCTCTGGTGATTCTTAATTGTGATTGATAATAGAGGCTCTGCAGCATCTTCTGGTTTTGGAAATCCATTCTCACATTCAACCTCAATATCAATCGTGACCATTAATATCTTATCTAAATCCCATCCAATGCGGCCTGGAAATTCATCAGAAATCCAGCAATAAGGATATTGTGTATTGCCATAAACTATACTTTGATTTTCACGATTGGTAATCCATTGTTTGGCTTCATTAATAGAGTCAAACTTATGGGGAAGAACACTCTTGTCGTCCAAAGTTTTGTAACCAGTTTCTTCATTAGTTTTTACAAGATCAAATAGAGTAGGCTGATACTTGACTCGTCTGCTCACACGCTCTCCATTCTTAACCTCACGGATAAGAAGATCATTTCCGTATCGAAGAACATTTGTGTAGAAATTCATACAGTAACTATATCACTCTTCATACAAATTGTCAAGTCTTTCTGTTAAAATAAATTTTCTTGAGGGATCAATAGAAATATTTGATTTCTTCATAAAATCTCTATTGATTAATAGTGGGGTCTTTTTACCCCTATCATCTAAGGTAAATTTCATATTTTTATATAATGTACCAGCAAAAGTAAAATCTAATAGTATGGCTGGTCTAATCTCTATTCTGTCTCTAAATCCACCCAGAGATATCTTTTTCATTTCTTCTACTTTAGAAGTCATCTTTACACCATTTAGCTCCCAATTAATTTTCTTACCTTTTATTTCATAAGTATCAGCATGAATAACGGATTTTGAATTACTATTACCAGTGTCCATTTTTCCAACCATCTTGCCCAACTTTTCATGTTCAAAAGTTTCCCATACACCAGCAAGTGTTGAAATTTTCCACCAATTTTCTTTGTTCATGAAATTTTCTAAGATATGTTTAGTAATATCTTTTCCAGTTGCTTCATCAAAACCAGAAGTTCCTGGCGAACTATTAACTTCTAAAATAAAGGGCCCATCATTTTCTTTGTCTTTTGCTGGAATAAAATCTACACCTACCCATGTACCATTTACTGCTTTTGTAGCACGAATACAATCTTGTTTTTCTTTTTCTGTCAATTCATATTTTTCAACTGAAGAACCTAAATGTACATTGGACCTAAAATCACCTGATACAACTTTACGTTTCATCGCACCAACAATTATATTATTCAAAACCATAACACGCACATCATAATCTGTTTTAATATAAATTTGTAATATTAAAGAAATCTCTTCATCCACTTTATATAAAAGTTGTACCATACTCTCTAAAGATTTTTCAGATTCTACAAATAAAACACCAACTCCTTTTGTTCCTGATATTGTTTTTAATATAACAGGATATGTTGTATTTAATTTTTCAAATGCAATCTTAGCTGAATTCTCATCTGAAAGTAAAACTGTAGTAGGAGTTACTAAACCCACTTCAGCCAAACGAAGCGCAGTCCTATACTTATCAGAACATATTTCCATACACTCCCTAGAATTGGCACATGTATATCCAGCGCGTTCTAATTGAGATAACAAATCTTTCCATGAATCACGAGCATTAACACCACCCCTAACTATTATTAGAGTATCATCTGTAGAAATTTCAAAACCCTTATCATCATCTATATTATGAATTCGTCTTACATTGTCTCCAAAAGTAATATAAGCACCTTCAATAAAAACAACATAAGATTCTATTCCTAAAGATTTAGCAGCCTTTTCAAATTTACTAGCAGTTACCAATAAATTTTGCTCTGGATTATCTTTAGGTTTTCGTGTAAGAACTACTACCTTATAATCTTCTTCCTTAGCTTCTGTGATGAATGACTTAAACTTTTCCAAAACTTTAGGCCTCTCGTTTTTTGCCAATATTGTATTTGGTTTCTAGTATCCAATCTGCTTTTTCCTGATATGACAGAACCTTGATTTGACTCAATGGAGCAACAGGCTCTGGAACACCCAACACTTCCACCAAATTCCAATCTGCTAAGAGTTTTGCGATTGTATTTCTTCGTGCTATATCATTCTCTGATAGATTGGTTTGCTTTCCATCCAACGCAAAGAGTTCTTTAAAATGCACAATAAAATATCTACCCTGTTTGTGTAGTATATGGCAGGATTGATATAGTTTTTTTTCTTTTCTGGAAGCAACACCTATACGAGATAGAGTTTCCCGTACTTTCAAAAAATCATCAGGTTCTTTCAAACTGATTTCAAGCATCTGCTCCTGTGACCACTTAACTTCTTCCATCTCTTCCACCTTTATTTTATTTTGTTTTTATAGCAGAAATTTGTTCATCAT